ATGATTCAATAACTTCATCGGCTCCCTTCAGTCCTCCTCCTGTAAGAGAGGCAAAATGAACAAGAACGCGTGGCTCCTGTTGCGAATAATCAAAACTTGCCCACTTACATCCTTCTTCCGGAACAAAAATGGACCGGATCAATGGTCCGAGTTCCTTGTTCCGTGATGGAATTTGCTGGAGATTGGGATTACTGTACGAGAATCGTCCCGTTACTGTTCCTCCGGCCTCGCTTCTCAGTTGGTGTATTTCTGCATGAATTTTACTGTGTACAGAATGTGTAAGAATTGTGTCAATGAATGTGGTTCTGGCTTTATTAATCTCCCGTGCTGTTACCACCATACGTGCCAGTGGATGCCTGTGTGTCGTTAGAAAATTCTTGTCAAACTTCGGCTGTCCTGTTTTTTTCGTACGGTCGTAGGAAATATCAAGTTTATCAAAAGCCTTGGCAACACTCACCGCCGCCCAGATATCAACGTCCACGCCCGTGTCTTTCTTGATCTGTTTGAGAATTTTCTTTTCCCTTGTAATCAAATTTTTCTTAATGGACTCCGCTTTCTCCAGATCTACATTCACGCCTTCCCAACGCATGTCAATAAGGCATGGAAGAAGCTGTGTTTCCAGATCAAAGATACTGCTGAGTTCCTGTTTAATAAGTTCTATTTTAAAATAATGCCACAGGCGCAGTGTCAGGTCGGCGTCCTGTTCAGCGTAGGGACCTACATACATCGGTGGTAATTTCCACATTTCTGCCTTGGCATCAACGCCCCATTCCTTCGCTGCTTCATATAGTAATGCCTCAGACTTTGTTTCCTTAAGATAATCTTTTCCTAATTCGTTCAGTGAATATCTGCGTCTATTTTCATCAATTAAAGGAGCGGCAATCATCGTGTCGATGATGCGTCCGTTAACTTTCAAGCCCCATCGGCGTAACCATCCTACATCATAGCTTGCGTTATGAAATATTTTATCGCATGGAAGTTCCAGTATGGATTTTAATGATTTCTTGAAGAACTTCTCATCAAAATTTCCTCCTCCTTCGTGGCGAATGGGAAAATATCCTTTCCATCCCTCAACAGCAATCGCCACGCCGGCAATATAACCATTGCCAGTCGCCCATCCCGGTCCCATTGTCTTTAAACCTGGATCACATGTTTCCAAGTCAATCGCAATTTCTTTTGCTTCGCGTAGTTCTGGAATGCGCTCTGGTGGGAGCCATTCGCTAGGTGGTTGAAATAGTGGTATTTGTGTCATTTATTCTCCTTCATGCAGGTTCTGAGCCGCTTTAAAAAATCACGGCAGTGCTTTCGCCATGCATCGCCCTGTATTATAAATCGTTGAAACTTGTAGTCATGCGTTGCAATCAATACAACACCTTTTTTAATCTTTGTTTTGCACATGCGGTTATGCGCCATGCCATAGGCCGCGGCTTGTGTAAAATAATTTTGAGTGGAATCATAATGTTCCATTTGTGGTTTTCTCTTTTGCTTAAAATCAATAATACATGGTTCATCCTCATAGATGCCAATCAGATCAGCGATGCCTCTATAGTAATTACCAAAATGCACACGGGACTCCACGCCCCATACTTCCTGTAACTTATCTTTTAATCCTTTTTTAATAATCAATTTAGCAAGTTTTGTTGCCAGTTTTTTATTGGGATTGAAGTTATATAATATGTCCCCTTTTTCATTTTTTATTTTTCCTTCCAAGTATTGATGCATACTTTTACCAACAGCAATGGAATGGGCGACAATTCTATCCGCCTCCTTATCTCCAATTTTCTTTCGCCATTTTTCCAGAAAGGATTTATCACTTGTCCGGTCAAGAATGCGTGAAGGGGAGAGAAGTCTATCCTCCGGCCAAACATATTTTTCTTTGTAGATTGAATTATGTTTAAACATCTTTTGATTTAATATACTCCGCTGTTTCTCTTCCTCTTCTTGTTCCTTCATCCTCATCATCTTTCCAACCAACTGTATCCTGTATTTCTCCTGCAATGGCGGCGTATCCTGCCATATCAACATAACAATCCTCTGTTCGCCTGTGCTTTAGTCGTGCCACTTTGACGAGTAGCATACAGACGGCCGCTTGTTGCGCTGTAACTTTGTGTCCTAAAAAAGTACTCCATAGGTCCGCAATGTTTTGATGATTAATTGTCTTATCGCCGTAATCCATATGACGCTCACCACTAATAATTTTAATTGTTTTTTCTAAATACTCTTTACTCTTCATTTTTTATCTTCATATCCTTTTGCATCGGGATGAGGCGCATAGTCATCTTTGATATGTGATCGCATTTGATTTCTTCCCCATTCTTCAACGGTTTCGGGAGTAATGGAATCTCTTAGCTTTTTTAATAATGCTTTTTCTTCCTCGGTCAGTTTTATTCTTACCAGCTTATTCATTAATCATCCTTTTTGTCTCTATGCGATGGCAATTTGCACACAACACTATGCATTTTTTATATTCTTCCGTTATTTTTTCCAATTGTGCCCAACTAGAACGCCAATAGTATGATACATTTTTAATTTTAGTGGAAGGATCTGGATGATGAAAATCTAAAACTTCCGGATTATTTTTAAAATGTTTTCTGCAATGAGTGCATCCTTGTCTTGTTTTTACTTTATTGATTATTGCTACTATTTTCTTTCTTTTTTTATTTTTTCGAACTTTAGCTTGTTTCTCACGTTTTTTTAATTTAATAGGCTCTCTAAAATCGGGCGTCACTTTTTCACCTCGTCTTTTCCATCCTACGAAAACATAACCGTCTTCTCTTTTATCACCATACTTTAAATTAGTTGCCATTAAAATACCTCCGTAAATTCTCTATTTGATTTTGATCGAATAACATTTAAACTTTGCTTTGCTCGTGTCATACCAACATAAAAAACTCGTCTTTCTTCATCTTTATTCAGCCAATACGATTCATCCGTTTTCTTAGACAAGTCTGTTAGTAGCATAACATTATCTGCCTCTCCACCTTTGGCTCCGTGAATGGTAGATAATTTAATACGTGGATCGTGAGTAATTTTCTGACCGCGACGAAGCACTGCCCTTATGTATGTAGATTTAAGTCGTGGCATACTGTCGAATGCTTCAAACCACGGAAAGTTATTGTCGACATTTAATCCATGTTCCGTGGTCAGTGTTTTGTAGTCATACATCTTTTCCCTGTCAGCCTTCTGCATGGTCTTGTGCCCGCGATTCACAGACTTATCCACCATGAGATAGTAATAAAAATCTTTCACTTCCTTCAAGGATAGCTCCCCACCTTTTCTAATTTTTTCCCATGCTTGAATTGCGCGAATGGATTTTGCATCCACGGACGTTGAGCCGTTGCGCTGGTAGTAATATCCTTCCAGCTTCAATCCTTCTTCCAAGAGATCGAGATTATATTTATTGCGCGCCAGAATCAGCCACTCTCCTTGCATGAGTTTATTTAACTGTTCGCTTGGGTAATAGTTAATTTCACCTTGAGCGTCCCGTGCCGACCATTCTTTGTCAACACGTGTCTTGACACGGCGTATTAAATTATTTGCTTTCTTATGAATTAAGAAAGGGAGACGAAAGGATTCATTAAGAACTTTTCTTGTTCCTTTCATGTTGATCAAGAATTCGGGACGAGCTCCGGCCCACTTAAAAATAGCCTGGTCATCATCACCCGCGATATAAAGACGCTTTGTTTTCTCTGCGATGCGTTTGACCATCTGCCATTGCAACCAGCTCAAGTCCTGTGCTTCATCAATGATGACCACGTCAAATTGAGGCAGAGCATCGATATCTTTTTTATTAAATTCAATCAGCATGTCGGTGTAATCATATTTTCGTCTTGGATGCTTGCCACCAAACTTATACTCCTGCATGGCGCGCTCTATGTAGTCCAGCTTCAGCCACCCGCCCGGCAAGTGCCCTGTGTCGGGATGATCAAATTGTGCGTGCGCTGTTACACCATTAATCTTTGCGAGATCAATAATGCGCGTAAAAACATCATCGGGCAAGCCAGCGCCATATGCTTTAATTTTTTTATTGGGATTGCTTAACTTGATTTGCAGTTTGTTGGAGAGAAAGGCATAGTCATCATCATTCATGACATCCTCTTCCTTGAGATACAGTTCCTTATAGGCGAAGCTGTGCAGTGTTCTAAAATAGGTAAAGTCTTTTTCATTATAATTGAAATCGTCTGTGGCTCGTTTGAGCGCTTCTTCAGATGCTTTTGTTGTAAAAGCAAAATACCCAATGCGATTAGGGGATACTTTATTTTTTAATTCCTGTTCAACAATGCGCAGTAGATGAGTTGTCTTGCCAGTGCCAGGAGGTCCAAATATTATTTCTCTCATTAAAACTCCGTCTTCTCTTCCAGGTTTGGAATGGCGAAAGATTTTTCTTCTTTTCGTGTGTAAGGAATATACCACATGAATGTTGCTGTACCTTGCACTTTTTTGCGTGCATGTCCTCCTCCCAGTTGACGAATGCTTGCATGTATTTGTGTTGAAGTGAAATCCTTGAATCGTTTTTTCTCCAGGAATGTTTGAATGGCGTCTGTTTTGAAATAAGCTTTGCCTTCATCAAACCACGCCTTGCCCATGTTGATTTCATCAATGTGCTCCGCGGCTCCCTGGTCGTCGAGAAACTGCTCCAGCAAGGACTTGAATCGTCCTTCTTTCCTTATTTCT